CCCGACAGTGAACCGGGCGAGGGCGGAGAAGAGAAGCCGTTCCAGAAGGACACGGCAGGGCACCTTTTCTCCAGCCGTCAGATGGATCTAATCGTCCTGAACCGTCTGGGTGTGAAACCGGAAGATGTGGGCCAGAAACACACTGAGCCGAAGGAGCCGCCTGCTGACCCGAAACCGTCCGCCGAGCCGACCCCTCAGGTAGAACCGCCTGCTAATCCGGGGCCTGTCCTTGACATGGACGGCAAGACTGAGGATGGCAGCATCCCCTACAATATCCTGATGAAGCAGCTTGAGTGCATGAAGTGATGTGCATTCAGGCTGTTTTTCATATCACCACAAATCAATTTATGGAGGACAAACACTATGAGTAAGATTCTGGAACTGCGCACCAAGCGCAACACTCTCTGGGAGCAGACCAAGGACTTTCTGGAGAAGAACCGCGGCGAGAATGGTCTGGTAAAGGCTGATGCCGTGGAGCAGTACAACAAGATGGCACAGGAGGTCAAGGACCTGGGTGCGGAGATCGAGCGTCTGGAGCAGCAGGCACAGATCGAGGCACAGCTGTCCGCACCGACTTCCAGCCCTGTCCATGCGGACCCGAAGAACGGTGCCAAGAAGGATGTCAAGCCGACCGCCACTGCCGAGTACGCTGAGAACTTCTGGAACATGATCCGCAACCGCGGCCATTACGGCGAGGTCCGCAATGCCCTGTCTGTGGGTGAGGACACCGAGGGCGGCTTTACCGTTCCCGATGAGTTTGAGAAGAAGCTGGTAGAGGCACTGGAGGAGAACAACATCTTCCGTGGTATGGCGACCGTCATCCGCACCAGCTCCGGTACCCGTAAGATTCCTATCGCAGAGGATACCGGCGAGGCAAGCTGGATCGATGAGGGCGAGGAGATCCCGGAGAGCGACACCACCTTCGGTCAGACCATGCTGTCTGCTTACAAGCTGGGCACTATGATCAAGATCTCCAACGAGCTGCTGAACGACTCTGCATTCGACCTTGCCACCTATATTGCCCGCCGTTTCGGTGTGCGTATGGGCAACGCAGAGGAGCGTGCATTTATCACCGGCGACGGTGTGGGCAAGCCTCTGGGCCTGCTGGCAGAGACCGGCGGTGCCAAGGTCGGTGTGACCGCTGCCCAGAAGGATGCTGTGTCCTTTGATGAGATCTTCAAGCTCTACTACGCACTGAAGGCTCCGTACCGCAAGAAGGCACAGTTCCTCTGCAACGAAGCCCTGGTGCTGCAGCTGATGACCATCAAGGACAACAACGGCAACTATATCTGGAAGCCGGGTCTGGAAATCGGCAAGCCTGATACCCTGCTGAACCGTCCGCTGAAGACCTCCGCCTTCATGCCGGAGATCAAGGGTGGCAGCAAGGTCATGGCCTTTGGTGATTACAGCTACTACTGGGTGGCTGACCGCCAGAACCGCACCTTCCGCCGTCTGAACGAGCTGTATGCCCGTACTGATCAGGTCGGTTTCCTGACCACCCAGCGTGTGGATGGCAAGCTGATCCTGCCGGAAGCCGTACAGCTTCTGCAGATGGCACCGCAGGGCTAAGAAAGCCTGGAAAGGAGGAGCCGGTTATGGCACTGATCCCGCTTTACGAAGCGAAGACCTATCTCCGCGTGGACAGCAGTGATGAGGATGCCCTGATCGGCATCCTTTTATCTTCTGCGGAGCAGATGTGCAAGGATGTGGGACGTTTATCGGAAGACCAGTGGGAGGCAGTCAATGCCGCTGACCGGGATGCCGAAAATGGGATACAGCCCACAAGGGAACTGGAAGCCCTGCGAAGCACCTGCCGTGTAGCGATTCTGTATGCACTGGGGTATCTCTATGAGCACCGGGACGAAGCTGATCATCACCAGCTGATGCTGACGCTTCGTTCCATTCTGTTTGCTGTGAGGGAGGGGGTGTTCTGATGATCGAGAAACTGAATGAGCGGATCACGATCGAGAAAAGCACGGTTGTGACCGATAAGGTCGGAAACCATCGGAACACATGGGAGGAATATTTCACCTGCTTTGCCTACGCTTCGACCTATCAGGCGCAGGAAGAAGAGGGTGAGGTCACAGCCGAACAGAAGAGCGTGGTGTTTACGGTGCGCTGGTGCAGTGAGACCAGAAATCTCACATCAACGGGTTTCCGCATCCGCTTCCGGGAGCAGCTCTACAATATCGAATCCGTTGACCCGATGAACTATCAGAAGAAGATTCTGAAGATTCATTGCAGACTGGAAAGGAGGCAGCCGGATGAGCAGAACCGTCAGCATTGATGAGATGGCAGACGCCATCAACGAAGGACTGAAAGAGTATGCGACCCTTGCCTCCACGGAGGTCAAGAAGGCAGTCCGCAAATCTGCGAAAACGGTCAAAGACCAGATCTCGGCCAATGCACCATCCCGGACGGGCGCGTACAAAGGAAGCTGGATGGCGACCAAGCAGTCCGAATCCAGCCAGAGCCTTCAGATGGTAGTGCATTCCAAGAACCGCTACCAGCTGGCACATCTGCTGGAAAAAGGTCATGCCAAGCGCGGTGGCGGACGGGTGGCAGGAAGACCGCATATCGCTCCAGCAGAACAGGCCGGCATCGAGCAGCTCCAGTCCCTCATCGAAAAGGCGCTGAAATAGGAGAAACCAATGACCCACGAAGAAGTAAAAGCTCTGGTGGAGGAGATGGGGCTTCCTTATGCGTATGACCATTTCGCAGAAGGGGAGAGTCCTGATCCACCGTTTATCTGCTTTCTGTATCCCAGGGCTGAGAACTTTGGTGCGGATAACCTTGTGTACCACCATTTCAACCGGCTGGACATTGAGGTCTACACCGATTACAAAGACCCGGATATGGAAGCAAATATTGAAGAAGTCCTGACCGAGCATGAACTCTACTATGAGAAAAGTGAGGTCTGGATCGAAACCGAAAAGATGTATGAAGTCCTGTATGAGCTGACCGTGTGATGCTCATGCAGGATATTTTTATGGGAGGAACACTATGTCGAAGAAAAGCAATAAGGTCAAATTTGGCCTGAAAAACTGCCATTATGCAAAGGCGACCTTTGACGAAGATGGCAGCGTCACTTACGCAAAGCCGGTCCGCATCCCCGGTGCAGTCAGTCTTTCTATGGATGCCAATGGCGAGATCGAGCCGTTCTATGCGGACAATATCGCTTACTATGTCGTGAATAACAACTCCGGCTACGAGGGTGATCTGGAGATCGCACTGATTCCGGAGAGCTTCCTTACGGACATCATGCACGAGGAGCTGGACGGCAACGGCGTGCTTGCTGAGAATGCCAATGTGGAACTGGAGCATTTTGCGTTCCTGTTCGAGTTCGATGGTGACCAGCGCCACATCCGTCATGTGCTGTACAACTGTGTGGCAAGCCGTCCGTCCATCGAGGGTGAGACCAATGAGGACAGCAAGGAAGTCAAGACGGACACCCTGAACCTGCAGGCAACCCCTTTGGCAAACGGTTATGTAAAGGCAAAGACCGGTACCAACACCACCGATGATGTCTATAACAAGTGGTACGATGCGGTCTATGAGCCGCAGGCGGAAGCTGTGGACACCGAAGACACCGGTCACACCGAGGAGCCGCAGGGCTAAGTGACCGACACACACACCGCAGGGCTTCGGCTCTGCTTACATTATTATAAAGAGGTATATGATTATGAAGAAGATTTTTCCTTTGTTCGCAGTGATCATCGTTCTGGTGCTGGCTGTCTGCTCGTTCCACATCATCCCTACCGGCTACACCGGCGTGAAGACCAGCTTCGGTCAGATCAAGGAGACCACCATTCAGAGTGGCAAGCTCAACTTCTGCATTCCCTTTGTGCAGAGTATCCACAAGGTCAACAACAAGCAGCAGGATAAGCATATCGAAGCACAGGTCTGGGGCGAAGCCGCCGATAAAACACCTGTGTATGCTGCAGATGTGATCGTGACCTATCAGGTGCTTCCTGAGAAGAGTGCATGGCTGTATGCGAATGTGTCCGACATCAAGAATTTGGTCGGTGACGAGCTGGTGGCATCTGCCATCAAGTCTGCGATGGCTGAACTTGGCCCCAATGAGGTAACCAACCGCACTAAGATTGAACCTTTGGCGCAGCAGAAGCTGGCAGAGTCCCTTGTGCAGAAGTATGGTGAGGACGTTGTGTTCGTGAATAAGGTCGTCATCAACGACATGAATTTCGAGGATGCCTACAACGAAGCCATCCAGCAGAAGTCCATTGCCCAGCAGAACGCAGATAAGCAGAAGATCGAGAATGAAGCCGCCATTGCCAAGGCAGAAGCGGATAAGCAGGTGGCGATCACCAATGCAGAGGCGGAAGCCCAGAAGACTTCCATTGCCGCAGAAGCACAGGCAGAGGCAAACCGCAAACTGGCAGAAAGCCTGTCCGATACGCTGATCGATTACCAGAAGATCCAGAAGTGGGATGGAAAGCTGCCGACTGTGAGTGGCGGTAATGCACTGGTCAGCATTGACCCGGCAGAGTAAGAAACACGATATACGGCAGGGCTTCGGCTCTGCCAATTTTACATGAAATTTTGGAGGATTACGATTATGGCAGTTACAAAGAAAATCGAGATCGATGGCAAGGAAGTCATCTTTAAGGCAAGTGCCGCTGTGCCTCGCCTGTACCGCATCAAGTTCGGCCGTGACATCTATAAAGACCTGCGCCAGCTGGAAAAGAGCGTGGGTGAGAACGATGAGGACAATTCCAACCTCGACCTGTTCAGTCTGGAAATGTTCGAGGATCTGGCATGGCTGATGGCCCGTCATGCTGACCCTGCGAATGTGCCGGACAGCCCGGAGGAGTTCCTGGACCAGTTCAACACGTTCTCCATTTATCAGATCCTTCCCCAGCTGATCGAACTGTGGGGTCTGAACGTGCAGACCGAGGTGGAATCCAGAAAAAACCTCGAAAAAGTGAGCGGGAAATGACCACCCCGCTCTTTCTGCTGCGCTGTGTACAGCTCGGTATCAGCATCGCCGACCTCGACCTGCTGACCATCGGGTTGGTCAATGATATGTTCACGGAGCGGCAGAACGACGACTATCCGTACAAAGAGCTGGCAAGTCAGTCGGACTTCGACCGGTTCTAAAGGTTCGACTTATTTTACTTGACTTTGCAGACCATCTGATTTATTATACTCGTAAAGAAGTAACTTACGAGTTACTAACTCACGAGTATAATTATTGGAGGTGGACGTATGAATCAATTCTATTGCCGTGAGGATGAGCTTCGGAAACTGAATAAACGGTACGCTGGTGATAAGTTTGAGTGCATCGTCATCTACGGCAGACGACGTGTTGGTAAAACAGCATTGATCAATGAGTTCTGTAAAGATAAGCCTACCATTTTCTTTTCTGCATTGAATACGACAGGAAAGGAAAATCTGGAGGCTCTCTCAAAGTCAATCATGAGTTTTGAGCGGCCAGATATGGAGTTTGCACCAGAGTTCAGGTCTTATGATGCTGCCTTGGACGAGCTGACTGCACTTTCAAAGGAAAAACGAATAGTCTTTGTTATTGACGAGTACCCGTATCTTGCAAAGGCAAAGCCGGCCATTTCAGCGATGCTGCAGCACATCATCGACCACAAGTGGACAGAATCAAAGATGTACCTGATTCTTTGCGGCTCCTCTATGAGCTTCATGGAGAGTCAGGTGCTTGGCAAGGAAAGTCCGCTGTATGGCAGACGTACTGGCCAGTTTAAGATTGAGCCGCTAGACTATAAAGAAACCGCTGTGTTCCACCCAAATCTGTCCGCAGAAGACAATTCCCTGATTTATGGAATCACGGGAGGAGTTCCCCACTATATCAATAAGTTGGATGTGCGAGATAGTGTGGATGAAGCTCTGTTGGATAATTTCTTTGACCGCTCCAGCTATCTGTATGAGGAACCGGGGAACTTACTGAAGCAGGAACTCCGGGAGCCAGCCATTTATAATGCAATCATTAAAGCGATTGCAGAAGGTGCTTCCCGAATGAACGATATCAAGATGAAGGTCGGCGAGGAGAACTCGGTCGTATCGAAGTACCTGAAAACGCTGATCGACCTTGGCATTGCTAAGAAAGAAACACCGATTACAGAAAAACCGGGTAAGAAAACCATCTATCTGCTGGCTGATAACTTCTTCCGTTTCTGGTATCGGTTTGTGCCAATCAATATGAGTGCCATTGACTCTGGCAGAATTGCAAAGACCTATCCACACGCTGTAAAACAGTATCTTCCGGATTACATGGGTCTAATTTATGAGAAGATGTGTCAGGATTACCTGCTCTATTATTCGGATAGCCTTCCTATTGAGCTGAGTGAAATCGGCCAGTGGTGGGGGACAGACCCGAAGAAGAAAAAGCAGATACAGATTGATATCGTCGGAACTCCTGTTGAGGGCAAAGACTATATCATCGGTTCATGCAAATACCGGAATGAGAAAATCGGTGTGGATGAACTCGATTTGATTCGGAATTATGCCTCAGTTTTTGGAAAGGGCAACAACTATCACTACTATATCTTCTCGAAAGGCGGATTCACAGATGGACTTCTTCAGGCACAAGAGCGAGGTGAAGTTCGGCTGATAACGCTGGAAGACCTTTACAAGTAAAAATTCTAATCAACCCTGCTGGTGAAAGCTGGCAGGGTATTTTTATACCCATTTTTTAGCCTGTCTGCTCCGTGCAGATGGGCTTTTTTCATGCCTGCAAGGAGGTGGTTACGCAAATGGCATCCAGAATCCAGGGCATCACCGTTGAGATCGGCGGCGATACCACAAAGCTCTCCAAAGCACTGGAAAGTGTAAACAAGTCAATCAAGGGGACGCAGTCCGGACTGAAGGATGTCAACAAACTCCTGAAGTTGGACCCCTCCAATACAGAACTGGTCGTCCAGAAGCAAAAGATGCTCAAGGATGCCATTGAAGCCACCAAGGAAAAGCTGGCAACGCTGAAGACTGCCGCACAGCAGGCTAATGAGCAGCTTGCCAACGGTGAGATCACCCAGCAGCAGTACGATGCTCTTCAGCGTGAGATCGTGGAGACCGAACAGAATCTGCGATCCTTACAGGATCAGGCGGCTACTACCAATGCGACGCTTGCCAAGATCGATGAAGCTGGAGAAAAGCTCCAGAACATCGGATCTTCTGTGGAGAATGTAGGCAAGAAGTTCCTTCCGGTGACTGCCGCTGTGACGGGTCTTGGCACTGCCGCAGTGAAGACCGCAGCCGATTTTGATTCCGAGATGAGTAAGGTCTCTGCCATTTCCGGTGCGACCGGGGATGACTTTGACCAGCTCCGTGCGAAAGCCCGTGAGATGGGTGCAAAGACCAAGTTCTCTGCATCCGAGGCAGCTTCGGCGATGGAATACATGGCCATGGCCGGATGGAAGACTTCTGACATGCTGAACGGCATCGAGGGCGTCATGAACCTCGCGGCCGCTTCGGGTGAAGACCTCGCTACGACTTCAGATATTGTTACCGATGCCCTTACCGCGTTCGGCTTATCCGCTGCGGATTCTGGGCATTTTGCCGATATCCTCGCAGCCGCTTCCTCCAATGCGAACACCAACGTCTCCATGATGGGCGAGACGTTCAAGTACTGTGCGCCTATTGCCGGTGCGCTGGGGTTCTCGGCAGAGGATACCGCAGAAGCCATCGGACTTATGGCAAACAGTGGTATCAAGGCTTCACAGGCTGGTACTTCCCTTCGTACCATCATGAACAACCTTTCCGGTGAAGTGACCTTTGTGGGTAAAAACATCGGTGAGGTCACGATTGCAACCAGCAATGCAGATGGCAGCATGAGAAGCCTGAACGACATCCTTGCAGACTGCCGTGTGGCATTCTCCGGGCTGTCGGAATCTGAGAAGGCAGCCAACGCAGAGGCACTGGTCGGTAAGAATGCCATGTCCGGTTTCCTTGCCCTGATGAATTCCAGCGAGACGGACATCAACAAACTGCGTGGTGCCATTGAAAACTGCGATGGCGCATCCGAGAGCATGGCAGAGACCATGCAGGACAATTTAAATGGTCAGCTTACCATCCTGAAATCTCAGCTGGAGGAGCTGGCTATTTCTTTTGGCGATATCCTGATGCCCACCATCCGCAAGATCGTATCTGCCGTGCAGCAGTTCGTGGACAAGCTGAACAGCATGGATGAAAGCACCAGGGAAACGATCATCAAGATTGGACTTCTGGCGGCATCCATTGGTCCGTTGCTTATTGTGCTGGGCAAGACCATATCGACCGTCGGCACAGCGATGCGGGGATTCAGTTCTCTTGCAAAGGGTGTCCGGCTTCTCATCACCCATGTGGGCAGTGCCAGCGGTGTGTTCAGCAAGCTGGGTGTGGTTCTGGGTGGTCTGTCCGGGCCGGTCGTAGCAGTGGTGGCGGTCATCGGCACACTGGTGGCGGCGTTCATGAACCTCTGGAATACGAACGAGGAGTTCCGTACTGCCATTACCAGCATCTGGAACGACATCGTTTCCAAGGAGAAAGGGTTCTGTGATCAGCTGACACAGCGGATCAATGGGCTGGGCTTTGATTTTAAGGATGTCACCGAGGTACTGAAAGCAGTCTGGGATGGCCTTTGTCAGGTGCTTGCCCCGTTGTTTGAGGGAGCATTCCAGAATATTTCGACCATCCTCGGCGTCGTTCTGGATACCTTACTGGGTCTGTTCGATGTCTTTTCCAATGTGTTCTCTGGCAACTGGAGCGGCGCATGGGAAGCAGTAAAAGGCATCTTCTCCAGCATCTGGGAAGGTGTAAAGTCTGTATTCTCTACGACTCTTACCGCACTAAGGAGCGCACTGGATGTGTTCCTTGGTCTGTTCGGTACGGACTGGCAGACGGTCTGGGGCAGTATCAAGAGCTTCTTCGAGACCGTGTGGAGTGGAATCAGCAGCTTCTTTTCAAATACAGTTTCTGCTATCCAGAGTGTGGCAACGACTGTATTTACTGCGGTTTCGAGCTTCTTTACGACGATCCTTACGAGTATCCAGACGACCTTCAGCACCATCTGGACTGCCATTTCCACAGCAGTTTCTTCTGTGTTGAATACGATCCATACTACGGTGACAACAGTGTGGACGGCAATCTCGACCGCGATCTCTACGGTCATGAACACCATCAGCACGACGATCACTTCGGTGTGGAATGGCATCTACAACACCATGAAACCTCTGTTGGATGCGTTCAAATATCTGTTTGAGACCATCTGGCAGGCAATACAGATCCTGATCAGCGCAGCACTGACCGCGATCCAGACGAAGATCACTTCCATCTGGAACGCCATCGTCGCCTTTGTGACTCCGATCCTGACTGGATTGCAGACGACGTTCTCTACGGTTTGGTCCGCGATCCAGACAGCCATCTCTACGGTGCTGACAGCGATTCAGACTGCAGTGACGACGGTGTGGAATGCCATTGTATCGTTCCTGTCTCCGCTGCTGACTGGCATCCAGACCCGGATGAGCACGGCATGGAATGCGATCAAGACGGTCATTTCGACTGTCCTTTCTGCGATCCAGTCCAAGGTTTCTTCCATCTGGAATGCCATTAGCAGCAAGATCTCCGGTGTGGTAAATGGCATCAAATCGGTGGTTTCTTCCGGCTGGAATGCCATGAAATCCACGGTATCGTCCCTCAGTAACAGCATCAAGAGCGCGGCCACCACGGCCTTTAACTCGATGAAATCCGGGATTTCTTCCACGATCTCCGGTATCAAGTCCACCATCACGAACGGTTTTAACAGCGCGGTTTCCTTTATCAAGGGTCTGGCTGGACAGGCGTTCTCGTGGGGCTCTGACATGATCGGCAACATTGTGTCGGGTATCCAGTCGAGGATTCAGGATGTGGCAAGTGCTGTATCGGGAGTGGCGGATCGTATCCGTTCCTTCCTGCATTTCTCTGTTCCAGATGAAGGACCTCTGGCTGATATGGAAAGCTGGATGCCGGACTTTATGCAGGGTCTGGCAAACGGCATCACGACCAACACCAGCCTTGTGACTGCGGCGGCAGAGAACCTGTCCACCACGCTGTCTACCTCCATCACCAACTCCATGAGGGGAGTGGAGCAGGCATACAGGAAAAGCTGGGCAGCCATCAGCCAGACGGTGAAGACCGGAACGGCAGGTGTAAGTGCCGCGATGAGATCCGCATGGAGTTCCATTACGACCAGTACCACCAGCACATGGAACAGCATCAAGACCACCATCCAAACCAGCTTTGCGGCGGTGAAATCTAATGTGATTTCCGCAACAGTAGCAGTGAAAACGTCCATGACCAGTGCATGGAATGCAGTGAAGTCGCTGACAACGACCAGCTGGAACGGAATCAAGAGCGTTATCACCACAGCATGGAACGGAATTAAGTCTCTGACTACTTCGGCGACTGCTTCTGTAAAATCGTCCATGACCAGCGCATGGAACGCAGTGAAAACTCTGACAAACACCAGCTGGAATGGTATCAAAACAGTCATTACGACTGCATGCGATCCGCTGGGGTCGGCTGAAAGAAGGACGCTGGTGTGCCAGCACACTTGGCTGCCGTGGCCTGGCAAAGACTCTTTTTGACATCATGGAGTGGGATGAAGACCTGCGTTATCGGTTCCGTGGGCAATTCGTGGAGGACGGCGATAATAAGCTGATGCTCTTTGAACTGGATCAGTGGGGATGCTGACGGGTAAGACCGTCCCCGACACCGGGCTTGATTAAAACGGCCACCAGGATTCCAAGGGGGAAGTGCGCCCATTTTTAAGGAGGGGAGAGTAGTGAACGAAAGAATATGGAACCAGCGGATGCTGGGTCTGACTTTTAATGTCGAGGATGGAAGGATCACAATCTTCCGCAGCACGTTGGAAGCATTAGGCTGGCCAACCCACTATCGCTTTCTGTACAACCGAGAGGCAAAACAGGTAGCTGTGCAGAACTGTACGGCTGAGGATGCAGGAGCTCATAAGACACCGAAGCTGACTGTGAGCAACAGCTGCGAGATCAAGTGCGTGGCGTTGGTGCGGATGATCTACCGGGACATGCGGTGGAACCGGAACAATACATATCGTCTGGAGGGGAAAAGCGTTCCCAGACAGCAACTTGTGAGTTTCGATCTGGACATTCCGTTTTTGGTGGAAAACGGGAAAGCTCTGGACGAAAATCCAAGCCCCACAAAGCCCCTGTGTGGCGAAGAATTGTCCGCTGCGGAAAGTTCCTCGGCCTCGCCAATTAAACGCGACAGTGGGGCGCTGTGAGGGGTGTGTGGCGAAGTCGGCAAAAGGCAGCCAATCGGGTCAGAATCCAGGATGCTTGCAAGGCAGCAAGGTGGAAGGTGACCGGGTGGGCAGGCGACAGTGCGGACAAGTCTACTCAACAAGTGAATAAAATCACTTTTGTACCTATGAACGATAAAAATAAGTGATTAAGCTCATTTATGGCTATTGGAAATAAGTGATTATGTTCACTTAGAAAAAGTGAGCTTTTTACGCCACCCAGAGTTTTGGGTGAAGCTATCATTTGGTAAAAATAAGTGATTATAATCACTGAAAATCATTACAAACTGAAATAAGTGAGCTTAATCACTTATAAAGAAAAAAGTGAATATTTTACGCTCTGATGTACTTTGAGGTCGTCGATTAGTCAATAATCGGCGGCTTCTTTTTTATGCCTGGAAAAGCGGGGATGTAGCTTCATATGGCAATAAGTGAGCTTTATACACCACCGTCGAGCAACTTCTCCGAACAAATTTGAGTGCAGAAACTATGACAGTAAAACGCAGCACTTTGACACATCTGCGGTGGAGGCGGTAATTAAACTGGTTATGCGAGTTCTTGCAGAAGTAGAAGAAGCAACGTTGGAAGAGGGCATGGTGGCCTTGAATTGGTTCTTTTTACTAGGTATATCTCTTCAAAAATCAGAGGAAATCCATCACTCAATTCGGTCCATCAATACACCCATCAACCCATCATCCAACCCCTCATCACACCCACCCTGAGGAGCGCATCTGGGTAGGGCGAACGCCCCGGCGGCCGCCCCGGGGGCCGGCCGCCCCCGGCGGCGGGGGCGCAG